TAGATCCTGGAGTTGTAGCAGCAACCTTCGTATCTGTCTTTCAACAAGCCCTGTCTTCTGACTTAGAATCTTCTGACTGGGCCAAGCACAAAGACAACCATTTCTAGCGTAATCTAATAATACTAACAACAGTAGTCTTTGCCCTGACTTTAATCCGTCTAATCTAAATGCCCATCCATGATGAGCAAACGACATTAGAGTTTACCATTCTGTGCGTTTGTAATAGCTTCTCTACATTTAGTTTCTAATTTCATATTTTTTAGACACCAATTTGCCCAACCACCATCATTCTTTACTACATCTATCAGTTCTTTGCCCTTGTATTCTGACCAAGGAGTTCCAGGTTTACCTCCAATTGTAACTCTCCAAACTCCATTCTCGTCTTCTTGACAAGGTGTAAATGGTGCATCAGGATCAAAGGAAGTATTTGACTCACTAATTCCAATAGTAGTTTGATCGTTTCGTTGGTAAGCTGGGCCTTGAGTATTTTGGAATACATCAGCAACTTCTCCCGCCGCACTTCTTTTAACAATGTCCTCGTCTTGGGAGAACAAACCAAAAGCATTACAAGCGTATCTAATTCCAAGCACGAAAGCCCTTTTATAACTGATAGCCATTCCTCTTTGACGATCAGGTAGCCCTCGTTCAGTTGTATCCCAGGTTCCAACACCTGATCCAATCTGCTTTCCATCTCCATCCATGATGTCAAGAGTTGTAGTTATCTTAAGGTTACCTTCCCCAAGCGGTTCTTCTTTAAGATCTTTTAATACCGCATAGTATCCAAAGTCATCAGCAAGTTTTGCCGCACCACTAATAAGCAAGAAAGTTCCTGTAACTCCCTTTATTTGCCCATAATCTCCACCTTTAATGTCCTCAACCATTGTTTCTTTTACTTTCATGGATCTTTGCAATTTAGTTTCAATTACAAATTCTCCTAAATCTTCTGGATGTATATCTTTACTTGCCATTGTTTACCTCCGTTAGTTTGCTTTTTACTCCTGCAATTACAAATTGCCTGACTAATTGTGATGGTTTATTGCCTGTTAGTTTTTCTAAAGCCAATAATTTCTCCCATAATTCCTCTGGGAATAGTATGTGTCTTCCAATCATAGTTCCTCCTGATTGTCTGTTTTTTTAATTTCTAGTCTATAATTTATTGCAGACCTAGATTCATCTATCGCAGCCTGAATTTTACCTTTGTATTTTCTACCTAAAGCATAAATCTTAGTGCCATTCCAAGACTTACTCTCTGGCACAACCTTAGTTAAGCTATCCCATTCTTTAGGTGTAATTAGTTCTTTAAGTTTGCCCGTCATGGAGTCATCGTTGTATACCCACTTCGTTATCTTCTTTTGGATATTGAAGCCATCACAAGCTAACGCTTCATCATCTCCCATCCGTCTTTCAAGTTCTTCTTTTAGCAAATCCTGTTTGTTTCTAAGTGCTAGGATCTCATTGTTTATCTGTTCATAAACATTAGCAATCTGTTCATTAGTCTTATCATCTAACTTAGTCATTATGCCCTCCTGTTCTCGTAGTTGTTTAGTTGAATTGAATCTATGTCAGGAGTATCAGGTTTCTCTTGTACTCTTAACTTAACATCACATTCATTTAGTAACCTTACAGCTTGTAACAGTTGTGGAATCATGATGTCATTGTCTGATGAATCTTGTAGTGAAACCATAGATTGATTCAAAACATTTAGTATGTATTCTTTTGGTGTTTGCATTATGTTTACCTCTATTAGTTGATTGATTGTATTTACTTGTGTTGATGGTCCATTACCTCCTAGTTCTAAATTGCTTGTATGGGTAGTCTACACCCATGTTATGGATCGTGTCAATATTATTCTTGCTCCTTTCTAAATCTTTTTTCTATACATCCATCACATAAAAAATCATCGTCAGTGAATGGATTAATTTTGTTATAATCAATATCATCAAGCCCACCCCTAAGACAATCTATATCCATATCTGTCTTACAATCTGTACAAGTGCTAATCATTTTTGCTCCTTTATAATTTTAGTTACATATTCATTGAACCAATCGCCTTCGGTTAGCATATGTAATTCAAGTTGTATATGTTCCCTGATTAATCCTCGCTCTTTTTTAATTTCTTCCTCAATTATTTCTTTTACAATTTCTTTTATTTTTTTTGTGTCTATCATTCTTAATCCTCCAATTTTTGCATATAAGTAAGAATAACTCCCTCTATGCGATCATTTATTTGATTGAAAACATCTTGAGCCACATCTGTGTAAGAAGTGTTTCCATCTTCATCTTCTTGATCTATATTACCCTTAAAAGATAACCTTAGAATTTCATCTGATATATCACAATTTAATGCAATTAAATCAGGTATTGTTATTTGACTTTTTTGTTCACTCATTCTTGCTCCAATACAAAGAACTCTCCACCTGACTCTATTTGTGAGTCATCTCCATAGTAAGTTCCTGTAAATGTTCCTGTAACTTTTAAACCTTTAAAGTCTTGATGGTTTACATCAAAGCCTTCTTCTTCTAAAAAATGTAAGGTATCTTTTGTGATATCTCTTACTTCATTTACTTTAAAAGATATTTCTCTGTAAACACTTTCCACAATATCTTGTGGTAGTTTTTTGTTAGAGTCAATCTCAAAATTTCTTGTATCCTGAGATGTTTCATCTATATTGTATGTATAATTTTTACTCATTCTTGCTCCTTATATGGATTGTTTTTATCTGTTACTATTTCTAGATCAACTGCTGACGCACAATTCAAAATTAAATTTTTTTCGTTTTCCGTATCAGCTGTCCATGTGCCATTTTCATTCTTTGTGCATCTATAAATAGTTGCTTGAATGTTGTTATTTAAGTCAGCGTACAAGTTTAAATCATATTGTACCCCGTCAACCTCAAAGCCGTGCCATTCGTCAACGCTAAGAGCTATATCAATTCTTTTCATGTTAACCTCCATGATTGTTTGTGTAAGACTCCCCGAATCGTCAGGGAGTTTCTAGCATTAGCCGTCATCAGTTACACTATTTTTGATATAAAGTAACAACCTTGTAATTGTATTCTTTTGCAACATAATTAATATGTTTTGAAGTTGTAGAAGAGAACCAAGTATCAACTAAAATTTCTCTGTTTTCGTGGTCTATGACTGCTACCTTTGTCAAGTAACTAAAAATGTAATCATCAGATACTAAAAGGTTTTCTTTGTATTTTGGCAGTTTGTTAAGTGTTGTTATGTCTATGTTCATGATGTTTTAACCTCCATCAAATTGTTTGTTATTATGGACTATACCAGCCCATTTATTATTTGTAAAGTAATTCGTTTATTTGGTCCGATTCAGTCGGGCTAGTAATGATTTTTATTATTTCGTTATCCATTTTTAACCCCTATTAATTCAACTTGTTTATTAAATTGAAGCATTGCAACCCGTAAATTATTAAAGTTGTAATCTAATATTATTTTTTTTGAAAAGTAATTTACAACGATTGTAAACCCTTGTTTATTGTATGATGAATTATCATATAAATTTATGCTGATATCTTCATCTAAATATCTTTTTATTCTCATGTTTTTAACCTCCATTTTTTAGTTTGTTTGTTCCTTAAAAGTTCATTATTAAGTAATGTTTTTTATGTGAGTATTTTGGACCTCCCCAGACATCAAATTCAATTACAGTTGTATTTTCTTTGATTTCATCAACCCCACCTTTTATGCTCATATCATAGTCATTGATTAATTGATATTCACTTTCGTATTCTGTCCAATCACAAGCCATCGCAATTACATCCAATTCAATTTGTTCGCCTGTTGAATCTTCGTAATCTGTATAATATTTATATAATTCTTGTAACCCCTCACGGCTGAAGTTTTCGTCTAAGCCCGTAAATGTTTTAAATGCTTGGATAAAGTCATTTTCATTTATTGTTGTAATCATTTTTTAACCTCTTTTTAATGTATTGTTTATGTGTTGTTAGAATCCATAGTATCACCATAAATAAATTAATTGCAACTTTATTTTTTAAAATTATGTTTTTAGGTTTGGAAGAGTAGGGCAGTTGTTTAAATTTTGGTTGCTAACTATTTCTTTACATGGTGAATATTATTAACTATTTATTGGCTATTTTTAGGGCATAGAACGGGCTTTTATTTTATGAGTAGGGGATTGGTCGGGGAGTGGTTTTAAAGGGTCTCCCCTGCTGTTATTTATAAAGAAGGATTTTTTTATTTTTTTTGATTTTTTCTTGTTACTTACTCCAACTGTTACAAGAGTTCGAAGAAAGAAGGGGAAATTTTAAGGGAAATTTAATAGGTGTTGTAGTTGTTAAGGTGTTGGTATTTATTGTCTTGTTACGATTGTTTAAACCTAAGTTATACCTATTATTTATATTATTATTATTATTATTTAGGTTTAAGCTGTGATTTTTGGAACAATCAAAACTACCGCCGATAGACCATTTGACTCTATCTGTATATATATGAGGTAGTAAGAGCGTTGAAATAAACTATTTTTAGATATAGGCCGCCCCTTATATATATACCTAAAATCGCTAACTTTTCAGATTAATATAAGCATTGGTATTCCCGACCCTGTACCCCTTATATAATCCTGGCAGCGGAGCTATCCCCACCAGTGAAAGTAACCATGTAGGTCTTGGTCTTTTTCAAGTGACCTGACTCACCTACTCCGTTACTGTGCGGTTACATTAGATGTAAAAAATAGTATACTGATGATTAATAAATGGTCAAGTGGGCCATTATGTCTTAGCCCTATGGAGGATATATGGCTATTCAAAATATGCTTGCAAAAAGTAGTTCAGGAGTCTCTGAAATAGAGAGACGAGTATTAAAGGCTATACCTGAATGGAAGAAATGGACTAGGCAGCTTAAACAGGTGTATGTACTTCTACCCGTCTTTGGATCTAGTGATGAAGGTATAGAAGAGATGTGCGAAGAGTTTGGATGGGATAAAAAGAAACTTATGTCAAAGATAGAAGAAGACCAAACCTTTAGATTAAAACTTGCTCAATACAGAGATACGGACTCCTACCCTATCTTTCCTGGATCTAAAAAAACATATATAAAAAAGTCACACTTAGATACTGTGTATGCTCACGAATCAGCCGTTCTTAGTTTTATGCACTTAGAGAGAGCAAAGGCTCAAGGTAGTGCTGGTGTAAACTTTGCACTAAAGATGATGGCTAACGGATATTTAGAACACATGGAGCCTGTCTCTTCAAGGCCAGAAATAAAATACTTTATGGAAGACGAAAGACAACCTGGCATAGTACAAGACAATGGTCATGTACCAGAAGTTGATTACTCAGGAGATGGGCTTCCTGAATTATGAAGTGTCAACATAGATACAAGAAAATAATTACTATACATTGCAGCAACGATATATTTGCTAACGGATTATGTAAGAAACACCACTACTACAATGTAAAAAAAAATGGAGTAATATATGCCTAACCTATATGAAGCGTATCCTTGGCAAAAAGAGATGCACGAATCCAAAGCTAAGATTAAATTTGTACAGGCTGGAAGACGAGCAGGTAAAACTAGATCTGCTCTACAGGAAGCATTACGACAAATCAGAGAAGCATCAATAAACCCTGTACAGTTTCCAGGCAAAAAAGAAAGGTTAACGGCAGAACAAGCAGGACTGGTACCCCCTATTCATATTTGGACTGTTGCACCTACAAGAGCCCAGATGATGCAGGTGTGGAACGAGATGCAGGCATTTATTCCAAAACACATTGTTCGTAAAACAAGAACCAAAGCACAAGCTGGTGGTAGAGGTGGTGGATTTAAACAAGATGATTTACACGTATGGTTAGATTTAAAAGATGAAAAAGGCAACTGGTTACCCAACAGATGGAGACAATCTGTATTTTGGGAACTTAAGTCTGCTGACAACCCTGAAGGATTACAGACTGTAGGTCTTGACTTCTTACACATGGCAGAATCCCAAGACATCAAAGAAGCTGCGTGGAACAAGGTAAGGCCTACTCTTAACTCACCTGGAAGACTGGGTAGGGCTATTGTTGAGGGTGTTCCTCCAGAAAGTTCTCAGCATTGGTTTGCAAGGAACTTTAAGATTGCAAAGGAAAATCCCTCTGTTAGAAGGGAAGCGTTCCATGCTTCCACCTTTGACAACCCCTACCTGACAGAAGATGACAGACTTGAGATTGAAGAGGAGAAAGGATCTCTTACTGAAGGTATATGGGAAAGGTTCTATATGGCAAAGCAACCTGAAGGTGCTGGTAACTTCTTTAGAAATATTACTGCTGCATATTCAAGTGATGCCTACGAAATGATGAAACCAGACGAACAAGAGAACTATGTTGCAGGTCTTGACCTTGGAAGAACTAACGATGCAACTGTAATGATAATTAAAAACAGGGTTACAAGAACATCTGTATTTGCTGTAGAGCTTATGAAGACTGACTGGTCTCTGCAACTAGAGACAATCAAGAGAGAAGCCATCAGATGGAACCTGCAAGAAATATATATGGACTCTACAGGACTTGGTGGTAAATTAGGAGAAGACGTACTTTATCGTGAACTTCTTGAACATTCAATTCCAATCGTAGGATATAACTTTACACCAAGTAAAAAGTATCAGTTATTTTTAGATTACGCATTATCACTTGAGAAAGAGACTGTTGCATTTCCACAAAGTTTCGGTAAACTTATTAGTCAGTTAGAAGATATTGCTCATAGGGAAACGGCAAATAGAGGGCATCAGTTCTATTCGGTGTCGGGAGGTAGAGATGACTGGGTTGATGCGGAATGTTTAGCTTTAATGGCTTGCGATCCTGCATCCGATGTTATTGAACTCTTGGCAACTCCAAGATCAAAAAGGGGTATAAAACCCTTAAATAACAATTATAGGAACAAAGGTTCTAGGTTGTTGGAGTGGAGGAGATTGAGGAAAGAACTATTGGAACAAGAAGGAATTGAGACCTTATGACAATGAACTATGGTGGTGGAAGCTCAAGTAGCGTTGATCCACAGGAAGAAATAAACAGAGAGAGTGCAAACCCATTAGAAGAACCTCTGTTATCTATTGACTGGGTTCAATCAACTCTTGATTCTGGAAGAAAAGAATTTGACAGTTTTTACGACAACTGTGAAGAAGCTGAAGAATTTTATTTATCAAACTTTGATTTTTCAGTTCCAGAGACAGGTTCACAGATAAGACTTGGAACTGCACACTCTACAATCAACACACTTGTTGCTCACGTCACACCACAATTTTTAGATATATCAGTACCTCCGCCTGGTCCGAAAGGTCAAGCGAGGGCAGAACTGCTTGAGAAGTTTCTCAGGGGTGCGAATCATATGCTTGAGCAGTTCTCACCAACTAGAAGAGAAACAGCAAAACACATGGCACTTTATGGTGTAGCTTTTGAAAAGACAGAGTTTGCAGCCAACAGATGGGAAGAGTTCCCTGAACCACCAGAAGGTGATGATGTTGGTGATTATCAAGAACAACTCCAAGATGTTTTAAACAGAAGAAACATTAATTGGCCTATAACTTCAACGTGTATAAATCCCAAAATGATGGTGTGGGATACCAATAATATTCAAAATCCAAGATGGGTAATGCACTTTTATGAGATAGATGCTTCGTGGGTGAGAGCTCACTTTCCCTCTTGGGATGGACCTGTAGAAGGAACAGTAGAATTTGTGGAAACCTGGACTCACAGTCAAGTATGTTACATGGCTGATGGCAAATTTGCATTAGAGCCGAAGCGACACGGCTACAAGACTTTGCCTTTTACAATGTACTGGCCACATACAGGTCTAATGACAGATGGTAATGATGCTTCGCATCTTTATCGTGGAATACTTCATGGTAACTTTGATATGCTTAGAGCAGAATCAAGATTGGCATCACAGTATCTTGACATTGTAGGTAACTCAGCTTGGCCTACCAGAGACTTTAGAGGTCCTCCTGGAATTACCGAACAAGTCATGGAACAGTACGAGGAGACACCTGGAGCCAAAAACTTCTTGCCACAGAACGTAAACGTGGAAAGAGCAATAACTCCTGATCCTCCAAGTTCAATCGTAGTTGCACAACAAATGATGCAACAAGCAATAGAATCAAATACTGCACCTGCCGTATCAAGAGGTCAAAGACCAACTGGTGCAGCAAGTGGTTATCATACGGCTGTATTAGCAGGTATAGCAGCACTTAACTTTGGTGCTTATGTTGAAGCAGCTCAAAGAGGACTTCAAGATAGAAACGCAATCATATTGCACATTATTGAAAACGTAATTCAAGACAAGGTAACTGTATTTGGTAAAACAGAAACAGGGCCTATGGATGCAATCGTTAGACCTAAAGATATTAAAGGTCACTATGTAAATATGGTTCAACTCTCCCCTACTTCACCTGAAGAACAAGAAAGAAAACTTAACTTGTACAACAGTCTTTGGAGAACAGGGTTTATTGACCAAGATACTGCACTTAGAAAAGCAGGAGTGTCAAACGCACTTGAAGTTAGATCTAAGTTACTTGCAGAAGGGTTCTTGAAGAGTGAGCAAGTGCAACAAGTTTTACAAGGTGAAGCTGCTAGAAGAGTTCCAATCTTGCAACAATTAGTTGAAGCAAGTGGAGCAGCAACTGGACAAGAAGCTGAAGAGATAGCACAAAACATACTTAACACTCAAGGTGATACGCAACTACCAAATGCGGGTAACTTTAGTGCTGGAAACCAACCTCAAAGATCTCCTGCGACAGAAAGGGCAAGAGTAGAGACAAATACAAGACCTGTAGTTCCAGGCAGTTTAAGAGAACAAGAATTAGTCGGTAGGCAGATAGCTTCACCTCGTACTGGTAACAGAAGAGTTCAGGGAGCAGATCTACCTCCAGGGTTAGGACAATAATGGCAGCAAAGAAAAATACATCAATAGACATAGCTTTTGGAGAGTTTGACACAATGGTTGGCAAATTCTTAGAACAAGCAGATATTTCATTCAAGGATGTTGTTAAACCTGAAATGCCAAAACAAAAAAAACAAAAATCAACAACTAATCCCTTGAATAAGATTAGCAACCCATTTAGGATATAAACATGGCACAATATACAGTTACATATAGAGATGAAGACGGAAGTCTTAAAAGAACAGTCGTAGAAGGCACATCACCAATTTCTGCAAGAAATGCAGCACTAGATAAAATTGATGGTCTTAGTTCAACAGACATATCATTTGTTGCACAAGGAAGCGTTGCACAACCTACATTAACTCAAGGCGAAGTTCCAGGGCAAGGATCAAATATTTACACATTAAGACAAGAAGATGCACAAGGTAATTTGCAAGATATTGACGTAAGGGGTGATAACGAAGATGATGCTAGAAGGCAAGCTATTTCTTTAGGTTTAGCTGAAAGTGGAAGCAATATTGTCTCTAGTGATGAAGTTGCTGATACTGCACAATCATCTGTTGCAGATGCACAAAAACGAGCTCTTGAAGAACAAAAAAGACTTGACGATTTAGCAAAAAAAGAAGAAGAAGATAGACAAAAAGAACTTGCATCAAGGGAAGCTAGCGAAGTTTTAAAAGATACAATGCGGCATACAATTAATATTGCTGGCACAAATGTTGAAACTGAAAGAACTTTAATTGATCAAAAACCAGGAGATGGTGGTGCAATATATAGAGAGTATCTTTACAAAGTTCCAGCATATACTATTGGCAAAACATTTATACCAGCAGACACAATTAGGCAATATTTTATAGTTAATGCAGATGAAGCTAGTAATACAACTGATCCTTACAATCACGAGGTTTCTGTAACTAGAGATGCTTATGTTCTTGGAAAGTCTTTTGCAAATTTACAAGCATCTGATATTTCATTATTAAACGCTGGTGGACTTTTTGGAAGAGATAGAGATGCTAGTGGTTTGTCTATGGAAGAACCAGACATCCCTAATTGGTTAATTACTACAATGAGACTTAATAATAACTCTATTGCAAAAAATCCAAATCGTTCTGGACAATCAGGTGATTATACAACAGTTAGAAATGATGCTGTATCTGAAGCAACAATAGAAGGTCAAATACCAGAAATAGACACAAGCCTTTCAACAGATGTATCTTTACAAGGCCCTCTTGCACCTGGAGAATTTATTGACAGAACTCCATTAACTACTACAGAAGTAGAAAGAGTTGAAAATTTATCTGGTGAGGAACTTACAAGTTTTGGTGGAGTAAATCCTGTAGCAAAAATGTTTGAGTTAAAAGGTTTAGAAATACCTTTAAATCAAGATGGAACTCCAAAAAATCTTGATGGCATAACAGCACTTCCAGGCTTTCCTACAGAATTGTTAGATCCTGGTAATTTATTTGTAAAAGTTACAGAATCGCAAACTCTTGATGATGGAACAAAGCAACTATTTACAAGATACGAAGTCAATCCAGCTATTGATGCAGCTTTAGAAATATATGGTAATCAAGTTTCTTCTGCTACAGGCATACAAGCATCATCTGATGATATTTTACAAGCACAGGTAAGTGCTACAGGCGGACTGCTTGGTGGTCCAGCAGGTTCTTTAAATATCCAACAGCTTGAAGATATTGAAAGAAGTTCAAGAACTATTGCTGCTACAGGCGGATTGATGACATCAGTTGCAACAGGTACTGAATCTGCTGAAGGTGTTAGAGATTTTGTAGATAGACTTACACCGCTTGGTAGACAAGAACTTACTCAAGAAGCATTAAGTGCATCTGGTGGATTAATTGGTGGATTTTACAGACCAGTTGAAACAACTGATCCTACAACAGGAGAAGTGACTGTTTCTGAAGAATTTGTACAAGGCTTTGATCCACAATCTTTACTTGCATCACAGCAAGCACAAGAGTTAAGAAGGATACAAGCTCAAAATATTCCATCTGTTTTACAAGCACAACTTGAAGCACAGCAACTTGGTCAACAACAATCACAAGCAGAAGCACAAAGACGAGCAGGTTTATTAGGTCAACTAGCAGAAATATATTCAAATCCTGCACAATTAGCAGCTATTGTGAGATCAGGAGGTAACCCTCTTACTCAACTACAAAATGAACTAAATAGAGCTTTGCCTGCTGGAGGAGCAACAAGTCCATTTAATGTTCCACAAAATTTATTAAATATGCCAACTGCACCATCTGGTACACCAATTACAACTGGAGTTCCAACTGCACAAACACAAACAACACCTGTAACGGCTATGCAACAACCTGCACCATCTGATACTACTTCAGCAGACTTGGCGGCAGCACAAAGAGAAATAGCAGCAACAATTAATGTAAACGATCCATCGACTGGTGAAAGATTAAAGATGAAAGCATCTTCTTCTCCTGGGCAGCCTGAATATGAACTTGATCCAACTGATCCTGAAGGCAGAAGAGTAAGGCCAGTTCCTGGTGCATTTTACACAATAGAAAAACTAGACGGAACTACCGAAGAAAGATTTATAAGAAACAATCAACTTGGATCTTATGGATTAAATGATCCGCTTGTATTTAACACTTTAGCATCAAGCTCAAACTATCAAGGACCACCTAAAGAATTTTTTGGATTTACAGATGAACAAATTAATAATTCTTTGGTAGAAGCAGGAAGAATACCTTCACCAGCTCCTATTGCAGATCAAGGCACAACAGTTACACCTCCAACAACTCAAATAAGGTTTGATACACCAGAGGTACCATTTTACAATCCAAATATGACAGAAGCAGATATACCTCTTACAAACTTTGGGCAACAAGGTGTGTTTGGAGCTGCTGCTGCTGGAGGATATGCACCTGATGAAGTTGCACTAAGAGCAGCACAATTTACTCCAGGAGATCAAGGTACTCCATTTACAGGTTATCAGGGAGGAAATCCATTAGGTGAAAGGCTAGGAATATTATAATGGTCTCCCCACTCGGATCTCCTAATGCAAGAAACAATCAACGTAACCTAGAAAGATTAGTAAAAGCTAGGAGAATTGGTAAGTTAGCTGAAGAAGCACAAAGATTAGGGCAAGAACCTATGCCTACAGTTGAACCTCAAAATGATTTAGCTATTGAAGCTGCAAAAAGTTTAGCATCAAAACAAAATCCTACACCACTTGATAATCCTGGATTTTGGGGAAGGCTTGGTTCTAGTGCAATGACAGTATTAGAAACAGCCGCAATTCCAGGTGAAGTTGGTGCATCTGTTGTAAGAGGTATATTTGATCCTAATCAAAGGGCAAGAGCAAAAGAAATAAGAGATGCTTCACCAGAAACAGGTGTGATTGATTTTTTAAAAGCATCAAGAGAATCTTATAAAGAAAAAGACCTTCCGTTGTGGCAAACACTACCAATGGAAATAGCCTTAGATCCCTTAAGTTACCTTCCTATAGGAGCTGCTGTTAAAGGAATTAAAGGGCTTACAACTGCGACAAAAGCGGGCACTAAAACAACAAAAAAATTAGGAAAATTTAAAGTATTAGCTGACGATACTGTTTCTGATGGAGAAATAAGTAAACAAGCTGCACAAATATCTAGCGGTAAGTTTAATAACCTGTTAGATAAAATACCAATGCCAGGGCCTTTAACAGAAACATTGAAAAAAACTTTGGGCAAAATTAGAGGTCAATCAACTGTAATAGATGTAGCAAAAGATGAAGGTGACAGAATTTTTGCTGAAGGCATGATAAGAAGTGCAAGAACAGAAAATTTTATTTCAGCAGCAATAGCAAAGATGGCTCCTCCACTATCAAGATTAAAACCAGGTAGCCAAAAAAAAGGCCTTGATGCTTTGTTTGAAATTGGAGATAAAGCACAAATAAGAAATATTGAAGCATCTGACATAGGTAAAAATTTTGGCGTAAAAGATGGAGACACGTTTGTAGGTAATTTTTTTGAAAAAGCATTTGTTGGAATTAAACAAAACGAAAAACTAGACAATGTTGCAAAAAGATTAGGCAAAGAAGAATGGATGCAACTTGATGCAAACGATTTAAGAAAAATATCTTCTTACAAAAATCTTAGTGACGAACAACTTTTATCTTTGAGAAATGTATGGGGTGTAACAGATGACGTTGCAGATTTATTAAAAGCCAACAATATAGATGTAAAACTTTTAAAAGAAGGTATAAGGGAAGTTAAAGGTAAACAAGTAGCAAGGAGAGGATATTTTCCAAGAAAAATGTTATTTGATTCTTTAACAGAAGGGCAACAAAAAGCTGTTCTTAAGAAAACTGGTGATGCAAGTTTTATTAAAAAAAGAAAATTGACTGGAGAATTTGATGAAGCAATAGACGAATTGCTTATTGATGGAAAACTTACAGCAGCTAATTCTATTGAGGGTGTTATGGAAGCATATCTTAGAGGTGCTTATAATCTTGTAAATAAACAAAAAACAGCTTCTAAATTAAAAGCAGCAAGCCTTAAGGGTACAACTGGTATTGCTTGGGCTATGGGCAAAACTGATAGAAGGTTGATATACGATAATGTTAAAACAAAACTTATTGCTGGAAAATCTGTTGATCCAGCTAGTATACAAAAATTAAGAAAACAAGGTTATGGAGAACTTGCAGATATTCTTGAGCCTGATCCAGCAAAAACCAAAGAACTAAGAAGAAGACTTAAAAATGCAAAAACAAGTCAAGAAAAAACAAAAGTTAGAAAAGAATTTAACGAAGAATACCAAAGAAACAAAGAAGTGTTTTTACAATCTATTGATAACTTTAATGTAATTGACAAGATAAAAGGTAGAACAAAAAGCAAAGATGCCAGTAGAATTTTTGATAGACAGGTGCCTGGACAACCATTACCAAAATTGTTTGACAATTTGCATTTTGAAGGAGAAAGAGGAGAGCAGCTTAGAAAAAGGTTTACTGCTT